GCTTGGATGTTGGTTACAGTCCCACTCTGTGAAACACCAGATCCCGGGGCGCCCATCGGCAGTGCAATACCAGCACCAGTAGGGTTTTGCGAACCAGCACCACCGCCCTGAGTTCTTTGAATGCCTTGCATCAACTGCAAGGTCTTGTTTAATTTAGTGTTGATGTTGGGCAGGGTTCTATTAAGGTACTCAAAGTCTTTGCGGATTTGATTAATTGACCCAGCAAGTTTTTCAATGGCTTTAGTATCAACATTGAATTTGGCACGAAGGTCGCCCATGGCCTTGCCACGGCCCCCAGCTTGCGAGGGATTCCCCGCAACGCTTGGTTCATTCTTTGCCATTGTTACTCCTGCCTATGCCAGCGGCTCATAGCCGCCCAGTAAACACGTTGACGCACGGTCATCGTTTTAATATCTTTTAGCGAAAAGCCTTTGTAGACAGAAGCAATCGAATCGTAATCCCAATATGTACCTACTAGATTAGCCGAATAAAAGGGAGGCCCAATTCAACATGATGGGAAAGGGCTTTTCACAATGGGCACAGTGGGCTTCCACCTCCCTGATTTCTGGCCCGGGTTGAGCTTCCAGTAGTTTAGAAATGATAAGGGCACGATCTTTCATGCCTAGACTTTTTGCCCACTTATCCACATCCTTGGGTTTTTGCCCTTCTGCCCATTCAGCACAACGAGCAATCAAGATGGTGTTTTGCTCTGGAATACTGGTTGCTTTTTTGCTTACCAATTGACTATCGCTACCGTTTACCAAACGGAACTTTTGAGTTGTTCCATTTCGTAGTGTTATTTCAATAGCCTCTTGCGGGTTTCCTTTGGGCTGTTTGATTGGGAACTCAGACATCTCAATAAGTACGTCATTGGATTTGCCACAATGCGGGCAATTGATTTGATACTCACGAGTCTCACCATAGGTTGCTCGAACCGTGGTCAAAAACAAAGTGTCTCGATCACCAATAATTAAAGTATCAATTACTTCAGGGTGTTTTTCAACTTGAACGTTTCCAATCGACACAACACTGCGCTTAAGCAATGCTGACATGTATTGGGCGTACAAAAGATCGCCGTCAGCATCAAGTGCTGCCAATGCCTCTTCGTCTTCGCCTGTCAGTTCCCGTACGTTTGCAGTGGTTTCCCACTCTTTTGTTTCGGGGCTTAATACACCACGAAAAAGCTCAACCGTGGTATTTGGTGTGCTGGCAATCTTGGGTACAGGATCTGCGATAGCAGCCTGAATAGCAATAGCTTCCGATTGTGTTCCCATATTATGCTCCTAAGTTGTAAACTAATTCGTGTTAGCTATAGCATCAATTTCTGCTTGAGTCCAAGCAACGAAGAACCCTTCGTGATGAATGTTCAACTGTTGAATCATAATGCCGTTGTCGCCAGCGTTCAAGTCACTCAAACCATATGCACCTGGCCAGCAATTAAAAAGTTTAAATGCAAGCTTGGTGTTGCCCGGCTTTAAGTTGGTTGGTGTATCTTCGCTATCCCAGGCGTAGCGAGCATCGCTATTTGTGTATGGGTGGTCAAACACCTTTACCAAAATGTTGCAACGGTAGTTTGTTGCATCACCTTGTGCACCACCGGCAAAACCACCAGTACCACCGTTAATCCACGAGTGCATGAACTTTTGCCATTTCCATAGTTGATCTTGCGCGGCAAATGCTCCTCGAGCAAATGAAATGGCCGGGAAATCCGATTGACCCACCATCTTGTGCGGGTGAGTGTTCATTCCACCTTCACGGTAGGCAATGAGTTCATTTTGAACCGACAGACCGCCCATTTGAGCAAATCCTAAATCACCGATTCCCGTAAGAAGGGTTCCTAATTCTGTATCCAACGGTTCAAACTTCACCGTAAACTTAAAGTTACGGAGCGGGTCGGTACGTTGTGTTTTAGCTGCCATGATATCTCCTAGATATTAGTAGTGGCCGTTGATCCACCAGCCCACTGGCTGATGTTGATGACAATGAATTCAGCGGGGTTCTGCAATGCGACTCCCACCTCAATGTTGACCTCACCGTCTTCTACTGTGGTTGCCGTATTGTTGGTCGAATTGCAAACAACGTAAAACGCTTCTGATGCTGTATTGCCCTTAAGACCACCGGTTCCCCAGAAAGCCGTAAGCAGGGCAGAAATACGAACCGTAAGTCCTTCCCACAGACGAGAATCATTCGGTTCAAACAACGCATATGCCGTGGAGTCCTTAAGCGTCTGCTTAAGAAAGTTCAGCGAGCGTCGGACAGTAATGAACTTGTCAGAGGTGTTTCGGGCAAGCGTACGAGCACCGTTGATGATTACACCAACACCCGGAACAATCGTGAACAAGTTCAATTGTTGACTCTTGTACAACGCACCTTGTTCAGCCTCAGTCAAAGTTGCAACCAAGCCAAAGACATTGCGGATGTCTAAACTATAACCAGCCGGGGCCTTAGAAACGCCACGTGCAATTTCTGATCGCACATACGCACCAGCAACAGCGCCACCTGCAAAGGTGGTTCGGATAGCCGCGGCTCCAGTCTTCGTTGGGTCAAACATCTTCAATGCCGGACCATAGGCCGCACCATAACTTGATTGGGTAAACGTTGAAACCACAGATTCCAACGCCGATTTAGTTGTAGCATTTTTTGGTACGTCGATGATCAGGAACGAATTACCGCGCTCTGCCATCTTGACCAGACCGTCGTTAACAATGGTTGAGTTTGTTTGCCCAACAAGGTTAAACAACAACCCTTGTGTGATGGTGTCATAACTATCAAGAGAAGAAGCCCATTCAGTTGAATCAATCGCGCCATTTCCATCAGAACCGCTAGCAAAAGAGCCCGAGGTTACATAATCGTTGATACCAACTCCACCGATGGTCAACTGTGCACCAGCAGCAACTGTAGCGACACTTGCCGTTGTGATGTACGAAGAGTACAAATCAAGCACTGTTCCAATATACCTAGTGCTTGACGGTGAGATTGACAAGCCAGACCAACTCTCAACCTCAGTTCCACTGAGTTTAACTGTAACGGTAAACAATGTATTGGCTGTGAATTTAGGGGCGGACAAAGGGGTATCAAGCGTTGAGTCATCAAACGTGTAATCCACCGTAAGAGAGTTTGCCCACGCCCCAGCAGACTTTGCCTCAAGCAACCACAGGTTAGCTGCGGCGCCCGCGGGGAACGGTGTTCCTTGCAAAGCAGACGTTGCTTTAACAGCGGTTGAATCTGCAACGCGAGTAACGTAAGCAGTTTGACCACCATTTGCAAAATAGTGGTAAACAGCAAAACCCAAGTCGTAGTCGTTATTCAATTCGCCAAACAGTTGTCGGTACTGACCCCATGAGGTAACCGCAACCGGTGTGGTTGGGCCGCGCTCTGCCGTACCAAGAAAAGCAGCAGCAGTCACTCCCGTGTTTGCATTGATGTTGGTGGTAAACGACGATTCCTTGACGTATACCCCTGGGCGCTCGTATGCCATGATAACTCCTATAACGTTGTTTTAAAGTGGAAAGGTCACGAATTAAAGACTGATAACTGGTGATTAATTGTACTATTAATCGTAGACACGGGTTTAGTAGAGGACAGATATTGATAGTCCTCGTACGTCATTTCCGCAGACATCCGTAAGGTAAGAACTTTGCGGAAAATACGCTTACGGAAACCAGACTCCATGTCGAGCAGGTCGGCATTGGTCCAGTCTAGTAAGTCAAATCTTCGGGTAGTCCCATCAGCTGGGATATCAATAGAGTTATACCGAAGGGGGGTAGTTTTCCTCAAAATGCCAGAGGTCAATTGTCTATCGTGCAGGGCCGTTCGGGTATAAGTAGAAACCTGATACAAAAGATCCATAGGAATAAAATCCTGGGTTATCTTATAGGATGTTTGAGAAGACCCCGACACGCTGGCAGTTTCGCTAGGCCAATAGTCAAAATACGCTGGGCTATTTTCCCAGTTTCCTGCCCCGCCAGAGTAGATCCACAGGTCAGAATGTTGGCGGTCTGTGGCGTGAAGAACGTCAATTAGTTCAATAGTGATAAATGGGTAGTCGCGTTCTGTTTCCGATTCCGGATAACGAAAGAACACCTTTACTGGGCGGACGTTATTGCGGTCATCTGAGACCGTAATGTTTGAAAACCTGACCTTAATGGCCTCATCTTCGGCAAGCAAAAACCCAGTTCTCATTGTGGTTTACCCATTAATTTATTAAGGTTCTGGGTTATCTTTTTACCAAGATTTTGATTTGCCGTGACAACTTCATGCCTAAGCAAAGACCTAGCCGGAGGACCGTATTCAAGTCTCTGTGCCTTTTTGGATGAAGAATTGCCTTTAACTTTGTAAGAAAACGCTAGGTCTTTGGCATCCCACTCAATTGTAAAGTCTTTGGCTATGTCCCCGTACTCAGCTTCTTTTTGGGGAAGCTCATGTTGAATTCGAGCAATTTCGTCAACCATAGCGGGTTCAACCGCAAGCTTTAAATACTCATCCATGTTTAGGACAATATCCCCAAGATACATAAGTGGGGAGGGAACCCCTACGATATATTGCGTAGAACTGTTAGGCGTAGTCATAGATAGCCCCCATGGCGCTCCTCAGTTCTAGGCAGTTGTAACGTGCAACAGCGCGTTGCACAGGTTAAGTTTATCAGGAAACGGTTGGCAGCGAGGCGGGCCATGGGAAGTTGTCCACCACCATCGATTCTGGCCCCGGATCGTTGGGCATTTCGTCATCGACATAAACTTCAATACCTTCAATTACGACCAACACGTCGTCCTTAGCCCTACCTCGAACGCGGTACATGGTTACTTGGTAGTACCGAGCGTCATAAAAGAACATGTCATTTAGGTGACGTTGGTATTCAAAGACATCTGGAACGCCAGCATCTCGCATGTCATCTATCGACAAAACAACGTTAACCACCTGTACCGGTTGGCGACCTTCTGGGATCGCTCGCTTGGTATCTTCAGTTTCTGTTATTTGGATAACCGGTACTGGGATTCCCTTTTGGTACTTTTTACCACCAGAACCGGTAGGACCTTCGTCGTATACATCGTCGTAGGTGCTGCCGCCTTCCCCAAATGCAACAAATGAAAACCATGTAATAAACTCACCAGTTTTCTTGTGGTAATCCCGATATTGCTTTTGGATAAGCGATAGTTCTCGCCGTGTATCCATGATTAAATACCGTAAATAGCAGAGGTGTTGGTACCTATTCCAGGCGGAGTATCAATGAAAACATCATCAAGAAGTTCGTCATCTGGTTGCTCAATACCAATAATCCCATCACTGACTTCTGGGAAGATTCTTTCAATTGGCCCAACTTCCCCAAGTTCCCGAGCCTTATACAACGGAACAAGACGGTTGGTAGTTCTAGACACGCGACGAAGATTCATTATTTCAATACGATCTAGACCAATGTTCAGGGACTTGGCCTGTTTTTCATAGGCTTTAGACCAGTATTCCAACAGGCTTTGAACCATTCGGTAACGCTGGCTTGCCGGGATATGCACAGACTCTGAGGTCATTACGTCAATGTCGCGGCTATATTCAGTCAACAAACCCCAAAGAGCCTCAACGACTGCTCCCATTCCAATAGTGTCAATGACAATGTCGGACATGTTTTCCAATGGGATTGGCAAGTTATAAACATGTTGCTCAATAGAATGGGTTGCATAGAACTTTAAATCGCTAGGCAAAACCCATTCGTAGTAGTACCCCTCTACAAGGATCTTTGTTGTAGGAGAAAAACTTGTGTTAAAACGGATAATTCCATTGCGTTGATCCAACGAATAATAAGCACTTGCTGTTTTATCAGTGGTAATAGTTATTGGGGATCCGGCTGTGTAACTAGCTACCCAAAGACCATCGGCATCAATGTTTGGGCTGCCCAATTCATATGTTCTACCTACGGCATCAAAAGACACTTGAAAGAACTTAGGAAAATCTCGCAAAAAGTTACGTGCAATGTACGTAACTTTCTCAATAACGTTCTCGTTGAACCTATTGGTGTTTAAGTCTTCATGTGCCATGTATTAAGTTTACTTTATGAAGAAGGTTGGTCACCAGAGCCTGAGCCAGGAACGGTGTCTTGCAACTGTTGCCCAATTGCCGGTTGCTGTTCCCTAAATCGGGGAAGGGTAAATCGACGTACTTTTGTAATGTCTTGGACAGATCCAGACGGTGTTGGAAGGAGTTCTTCGTCTCTCACAGTCCAGCCAAAAAGAATGGGTTTAGTGGTTCATCAGCAGCGGGACCCGCGTAAGTGGCCAGATTTTCCCAAGAGGCTCCTTGTTTGACATACAAGGAAGATTGTCCTGCGGCTGGGGAAAAGGAAGTCTGAACATAAAGATCGCCAGACGTTCCAACGTTTCCCGGAGCGCTTGTTCCGCTTCGCATAATGGTTCCAATAAATTTACGTTTGTCTACAGAACTGGTTGCCCCAAATGTTTCACCAGACTTACGATAGAGTGCATACAGAACTAATTGAGACGAGGTCAAACTTGGAAATATTGGATTGGTGGCATCGGTGATTCCGGCGACAACATTTAAAACAAATGAAGCACCGCTTTTCTCTGCAATTATTAAATCAAAACGAGGATCGGCGGCAGTCGCAGTCAGTATCAACGTGCTGCCAGAAATCGCAGCGTACTCACCGTTGATGAGAACCTCCCCGTTGGTAAGGGTTACTGATCCATTACTAGCCGATGAGTAGGTGGCATCAAAGCCATTAAAGACACCGTATTTGTCATTGCCTAATACGGTAAAGTCAAGCGAATCTGGTTCTGCTTGATCAAGGCTCTGGATTGCTACCCCGAAACTACTTGCGTTGGGTACTGTAAATCCAGACATTTAAACCTCAGAGAGTGTCGTAAATATTCCCCGTGCTTTTCAGATAGTCAAACAAATCACGAGGGAGCTTGTACCGAGTGCCATCTTTAAAATCCCAAGATGTGCGTCCCCAAAACATCACCCAAGTTCCTTTCACACGTGCTGAAACTGTTTCTTCCGCATTATCGTCAATGACAACTGTCGGTTCAACAACTTCAACTGCGTGAAGTTCTGATTCGTCTTGTTCTACAAATTCTTTGATTACTTTCTTACGTGCCATATTGTGTCCTTTTAGTGAGGTGTGTTGGGCGGGTGGTATTGACCACCCACCCTAACACAAACCGAATCAGGCGATTGCGCCGCCCTTGGTGTTGATGACAACACGTGACTCGTGCGTGATCATGCCGAAGCCCCAGATTGCGTACCAGGCCAGACCGTGCTCACGACCGAAGTCAATGACACCACCGTCACGGAGTTCAACCGGGAGGGCAATGGCGTGACCAAAGGCGTTGTCACCGATCATCAAGGCGCTGTACGAAGAAGCTGCGGGAGCCTGCGTACCAGCCGATGCGCTGTCAATGTCAGCCGGGCCACTGCCCTGCTTGACCTGCGTGGTCTCAATGAAGACAACGTCGTACAGGCGGCCAATTTCACCGAGCATGAAGTTGCCCGGGGCAGCGTACTTGGTGACTTCAATGAATTCCGGCCAGTCACGGAGCGCACGGCTCTGCGACGGGTGGACGAAGCACACGTAGGTGTCGCCCAGACGCGGGATGTTTTGACCAGCCAAAATCTCAACTGCATCCTTGATGGTTGCAGGCGAGAGGTAGCCGGGGCTTGCAGCGGTGCCAAGCGTACCGGTGTTGTACGGCGACAGAGCATCGCGGGTCGTGGCCGCATCACGACCAAAAACCACTGACGGAGGAACAGCACCACCGCCACCGAACGGCACTGCGTTCTGGTAAAGCGTGTTGCGAGCCTGGATGTCCATGGACTGTGCCATGTGACGACCAAGAAGACGCGAAGCCGATGCCATCACGTCATCGAACGATGCGTTCAGGAGCAGTTCAGTGACTGCAACGGCCTGACCGTGTTCCGAAACGGTGATCTGGATTTGCGAAGCTGAGAGAGCAACCGGCTCAAGACGAACACCTTCAGTGAGGGTCGCGCCGGTGGACTCATTGACGCTCAGGTTCGTGTAACGCATGAAGTTGATCGTGAGACCCGGCATAACACCGAGTTCCGTCTTCTTCACTGCGAACTGCTCGAAACGCAGAACGGGCATTGCCTGGAACAAGATTTCCTTGCTCCAAATTTGCTGGATTGCTGGTGAAAGCGTTGCGTCTGACGAGTAACCCGTCGTCGTTACCGACGTGAGTCCCGCGCCTGTGATTGCTCCGCCTACTGGGCCTGGAAGTGCCATGTTAGATTCCTCCGAAAGTTAATGGATGTTTTATTAAAACCGACCTTTTGAGGATCGAGAATTAAGTAACCTGTCTCTCATTTTAACATACTGATCCATTGACATGTTGCGGATGTCATCCGCAGTTAACGTTTGGTATTCCGTTTGAGTTTCCATGGGTCCAACCGGTGGGGCCGAAACCGTCGCGCCTTTTACGACACGAGGCGTGGTCGCCTGTTGAACACTAGCAAGTATAGCAGCGCTTCTCTGCCTCAAAATCTCAACTGATGCGTCGATCTCTTCAGGGCTGCCACCGGCAACGAGGTCAATGAGTTCCGGAATGATTGCTTCCTGCTCCTCATGCATACGACGTTGGCGGTACGTTTCCAGATCACGCAATGAACGTTCTTTTTCCAGCAATGCCTGCTGGGCTTGGCGTTCCTGTTCAATTTGAGAAAAGCGGTTTTGCCACTCTGCGTCAATGTTTTGAATCTTGGCGTTGAACTCGTCCTCTTTCTTGGACAGCAGTTCCTTGGCGCTCAATTCATCAAATTCACGCTTGCGGCGCTCCTCTTCTTCCTTACGTGCCGTTTCTTGGGCCTGTTTGATGGCCTCTTCACGGTCACGAGCAAGTAAGGTAATCTGCTCCTCAAGCGCCCTGGTTCGACCATCAGCCTCTTCAATACGCTTGTACAGCTTGTCCTTTTCCTGCTTACGAATCAGCTCAACGTCTTCTTCAGAAAAGAGGCGCTGTTTCTTCCCAGTGACCTCAGCGGCCTCTGCATGGAAGGTTTCTGTTGTCTCTACGGGGACAACAATTTCATCCGTTTCTCGCTTGCTCATAATTTCTCCTATGTGTTGTTAAGCGATTACTAACTTAATTTAAATTACGTTTTAATTGTCCTCATCAGGTACACGACGTTGGGCGAACCTTGCGCCGTATGCCCTGCTAGTTATCTTGTTCATCAAATCCAGTTCGATGGGGTTGATCCCAGCGCCCGGCAAAACGCCCCCACCTTGGGGACTTCCTGCACTATTAACATTATCACCTCCGGCAGAGGTCGTTTGCATTCCTGAAGCTTCAGGCAACAAACCAGTAGCGAGCAT